GCACGTTCATCCTCTCTTGATAAGTATGGGGAGTATGGGTTTGAGAACCTTGTTTTCAAAGAGTTGCGGAATTCTGGGTATATTGATAAGATACGTAAGTCCATGGTACAATTGAAGAACAGGAGATTATCGCTTCCATGATCCAAATTTTAGTATTGAAGAATGATTTGGTTCTGATCTCACGAGTAGAAGAGATTGGTACTGAATTGGGGGAACCCGACTGTAAACTCATCAAACCGTACAAGGTTGTCTTGCATGATGGTGGGTGTACTGATAACGTAACTTACGAATCATGGCCAGAGTTTACAGAGCAGAAGGAATTGATGATTCACTCTGATAGTATTCTGACTATAGTTGAACCTAACAAGCATCAACTTGAAAAATACCAGCAGGTCACTGCTGAATGAGATTTTACACTAACGTGCAGATGGTCGGCAACGACTTTCTGGTTCGTGGGTATGAAAACGGTAGTCCTATCAAAACCAGAGAGAGCTATCAACCTACATTATTTGTTCCATCACGTAAGAAAACTCATTTCAAAACACTGGACGGCAAGTATGTCCAGAGCATTCAACCAGGTACAGTCAGGGATTGCCGTGAGTTCTACAAAACTCATGGTGACGTAGATAACTTCGATATCTACGGTAATAATCGGTACGTATACCAGTACATATCTGATAAGTATCCAGAAGACGAGATCAAGTTCGACATCAAAAAGATGAAGGTGGTCACCATCGACATCGAGGTGTCTGCTGAGAAAGGATTTCCTACAGTAGAGAACTGTGATGAGGAAATGCTTTGCATTACCCTACAGAATTACGCCACTAAGCGTATTCTTACCTTTGGCGTTGGTGCATATAATAATACTGACCCTATGGTCAAGTATGTTCAGTGTAATGATGAGTATGATTTACTCCAACACTTCATTACATACTGGCAAAGTGACACTCCTGATGTGGTAACCGGGTGGAACTGTCAGTTGTACGACATTCCGTACCTATGTAAGCGCATCACACGTGTGCTTGGTGAAAAGGTAATGAAAAAAATGTCTCCATGGGGTCTAGTGACTGCCGAAGAGATGTTTATCATGCATCGTGAGCGTCTTGTTTATGACATTGCAGGTGTTACAGTCCTTGATTACATGGACTTGTACAAAAAATTCACCTATAAGGCACAAGAAAGTTATAGATTAGACTACATCGGTGAAGTTGAACTTGGTGAGAAGAAATTAGACCACTCTGAGTACGATAGTTTCAAGGATTTTTATGCTAACGACTGGCAAAAGTTTGTCAGGTACAACATCCAAGACGTGAGATTGGTTGACTCCCTTGAGGAGAAGATGAAACTGATTGAACTTGCCATCACTATGGCATATGACGCCAAGGTGAACTTCACAGACGTGTTCTATCAGGTACGGATGTGGGACATGATCATCTATAACGACCTGAAGAAAAAAGGTATCGTTATCCCACCTAAAGCAGATGAAGTAAAGAACGAAAAGTATGCTGGTGCTTATGTAAAAGAACCAAAACCTGGCATTTATGAGTGGGTTGTGAGTTTTGACTTGAACTCATTGTATCCACACCTCATCATGCAGTACAACATCTCTCCTGAGACGCTGTTAGATGAGAGATATCCCTCTGTCAGCGTCGATAAACTACTGAATAAGGAAGTAGACCTGTCGGGTCTTGAGGACGTTACTGTGTGCCCTAATGGCGCTATGTTTACCACTAAAACACGTGGGTTCCTGCCCAAATTGATGGACAGGATCTACAGTGAACGGGTGGTCTTCAAGAAAAAGATGATCCAAGCAAAGAAGGAGTACGAAAAAACTCCTACAAAAGCGTTGGAGAAGGAGATTGCCAGGTGTAACAACATTCAGATGGCAAAGAAGATCCAACTAAACTCTGCTTATGGTGCCATTGGCAACAATTACTTCCGGTATTACAAACTAGAGAACGCGGAGGCGATTACTCTGGGGGGTCAGTTCAGCATCCGTTGGATTGAAAACCGGATGAATCTATATCTAAACAAATTACTCAACACCAAAGACCATGACTACGTTATTGCTTCCGATACTGACAGTATCTATTTGTGTCTTGATCTACTTGTCAATAGTGTATTTGATGTACAAAAAGTTTCTAAAGAGAGGATTGTTGATTTCATCAACGACGCCTGCGAGAAGCGATTTGAACCATACATATCGAAATGCTACGAGGAACTCTCGTCCTATGTGAATGCTTATGATCAGAAGATGTTCATGAAGAGAGAAACTATCGCTGAACGTGGCATTTGGACTGCTAAGAAGCGATATATCCTCAACGCATGGGACATTGAGGGTGTGAGGTTTGCTGAACCAAAACTCAAGATCATGGGTATCGAAGCAGTCAAGTCATCTACACCTGCACCTTGCCGTCAGATGATCAAAGATGCTTTGAAGATCATCATGAGCAAAACTGAGGATGATGTGATCGATTACATCGACAAGTCACGTCGTGAGTTTAGAAAAATGGATCCTGCTGCGGTTGCATTCCCCCGATCATGCAATAATCTGGACAAATATAAGAGTACATTGTCCATTTATGGGAAGGGTACACCTATTCATGTCCGAGGTTCATTGCTTTATAACCACTACCTGAAGAAGCATAAGTTAGACTCTAAATATAATGCTATCAACAATGGCGACAAGGTAAAGTTCTGCTATTTGACCAAACCCAACCCAACTCAAGAGAATGTGATCTCTTTTGTGGGCGATTTTCCAAAAGAACTGGGTCTAGCAAACTATGTTGACTACACGTTGATGTTTGATAAATCATTTGTTGAACCGCTCAAGGCGGTTCTGGATGCTATCGGCTGGTCAGTTGAGAAAACCGCAACGCTGGATCTTTTCTTTGTCTGATGCTATAATCAAACTACTCTGAGACCTTATGGACCTTCCCATTACCGATAAAGAACTCAAAACCATTGTCGATGCTCTGCGTCTTGGTGGTGACACTTCTCTTTATCAAAAATTGAATACCATCCACCAAATCCGTAAGGATAATCCTGGTGGTCCGTACAAAAAAATTGCTAGAGAGCAGTTCGGTTACGTTATCTAATGTTTTTTGAAAAAGTGAGCCTGGTGACAGGCGGATTTGACCCTATTCATAGTGGTCATTTGCATTATTTTGATTGTGCTAAAGATTATTCAGACTACCTGGTGGTAGGTTTGAATGGCGATCCCTGGTTGAAACGTAAAAAGGGTCAGTATTTTCAGTCTTGGACTGAGCGTGCTGACATCGTTCGCCATTTGGATATGGTTGACGCTGTGGTATCATGGGACGACGCTGATGACAGTGCCTGTGGTGCTATTGCTAAGTCCTTAGAGATTGCAGAGACAGTTGTCTTCTGTAATGGTGGTGATCGTGGTGTCGATAACACCCCAGAACTCCAACGGTATAAAGATGACCCACGTGTTATCTTTGAATGGGGTGTTGGGGGACAAGAAAAAATGAATAGCAGTTCGTGGATTCTCCACGGATATTTTGAGAGGCAACGCAAACTACTGGGTATTTGACATGGACTTTTTCAAAGACATCATCAAGGAGATTGGAGATGACTTCACAAAACTCGCATCGGATGTTGACGATACGGAGCGATTTGTTGACACTGGTTCTTACATTTTCAATGCCCTTGTTAGTGGCAGCATTTATGGGGGAATTAGTGGTGACAGAATCACCGCTATTGCAGGTGAAACCTCAACAGGAAAAACGTTCTTCTCCCTCGCCGTAGTCAAAGATTTTTTAGAGAAGAACCCTGATGGTGGGGTTATGTATTTTGATACAGAATCTGCTATCAAGAAGAACATGCTGGAGGCACGTGGTATTGACCTGCAAAGGTTTGGTCATGTGCAGGTTGTAACGATTGAGCAGTTCCGGAACCGAGCACTAAAGATTGTAGACAAATACCTAAGCATTCCTGAAGGTGAGCGTAAACCTATGATGTTTGTCCTAGATTCTCTAGGCATGCTTTCCACGGAAAAGGAGATCAGGGATGTCCTTGACGACAAGCAAACTCGCGACATGACTAAAAGTCAACTTGTCAAAGGTGCTTTCCGCATGCTCACACTCAAACTAGGTCAAGCACATGTACCGCTCATTGTCACCAACCATACTTACGATGTCATCGGAGCTTACGTACCAACTAAAGAGATGGGAGGGGGTTCTGGACTCAAGTATGCAGCTAGTACGATCATCTATCTCAGCAAAGCAAAAGAAAAGGATGGAACGGAAATCGTCGGAAACATTATCAAGGCTAAGGCAGTCAAG